AGTAGTTATACTTCGTTGGACTCATACTGTCCATTTCTTTCTTTACATCCGTTAGTTTATCTTTAAATGAATTGTCAGTTGATTCAGATAATAAAGTATTAACTTTATTATATAAACTTTCTTTAATTTCACCTACTTTGTTTTTAACGTCTTCGTCAGAAAGAGATATAATACTTTTTAAAGTTTCTTTTTGTTCATCATTTAATGATGACTCATATAATACATTAAAATTGTTTGCCAATACGGCGTGTAATAAATTTTCGTTAACAGTATAAGTTTCTTTTGCTTTTTCTTGTACTTGTTTTTTAGTTGTTAAATGTTCAACTAACTTTTTCTTGGCAATTACCTTTTTTTCAATGTTCGTTAAATTATCTTCTTCTAATAACTGGTCAATAGAATCATATAATTGATTCTCATCAATTTGTGTGTCATAAACTGACATATTAATAACCTCACAAAACGCGTTTATTTTTGACGCTTTTTGTTTTAATATTGAACTAAGCTCCTCAACGTAAAGTTTAGCAGTATCTTGATCTTCAAAATATTTGTTTTCTATTTCTTCATAAAACAAATACATTTCTTTAAAGTCTTTGTTCTTTTTTATTACTTTAAAAAGATTCTTACTGTTCTGCTTTAATGTGTTTTCAGCATACGCCTCAGTAAGCTTTTTAAGTATTTTTGATTTTATTTTTCCGAAGTTGTTCATTTTTAATCGTTTAATATGTCTTTTAATTTATTCTCTATTTCATAAATATTCTTCTGCGCCTTTTCAAGATTGAATAAATCCCCCATTTCGTCACTTTCACCTAACATTCCCAATAATTTACTTTTTTTACTTTCGCTTAATGGTTCTCCCGCGTCTGCTGGTTCCGCTGATGGTGTTGATGCTGGGCCACCCATATCCATTCCACCTCCTGCAGCATCCTCTGCCCCCTGAGCCATCATCTTCTCTCTTTCTTCTTCTGGTATACCGTATTTAGAATCTACTTCATCAAATATACCAGAACGCTTAATAACTAATTGTGAGTTTGTTAACTCAAAGCCCATTGCTCTTTCAAGACGTTGTTGTTGTAAATCAAGTAATACTTCGTTATCACTGAATCCAAGAATATTTTTCTTAGCCCATGTATGTGATACTGGTAAGATACCAACTTGTGATTGATCTGATGTGGCGTCTTTATATAATGTGATTTTTTCTTTCCATTGTTCAATACGTAATAAATCAGATTGTGCAGATGGGTTAGTTAAACCTAATGTAAAGTTATTAAATTCGTCATCTAAACCTAACATGTGTAGATGAATAAGAGCGATCTTATTTAATTCTTGAATTAATGACTTTTGTATTCTATTAATTGTTCTTGCGAAACGGATATCCATTAACGCAAGATTTTTTCCATCACCAACAACTTCTTCAAAACCTAAAAATGCTTTAGGAATACGAAGTGCTGCTAATAGTTTCTTTTGGATATATTCAATATCTGCAATCTCTCCTAAATTTTGAGCACCAGCTAATGTTTCAATTGGACTTGGCGCAGCTGGATCACGAACAGGTATGAAATAATCTTGATCTACTGCCATTTGATTATATCTCATATCTACTTGACCATTTCTACTATCAACTATCTGATCTCTCTTAAATTTGTTTGCAACACGTTGTACATATGGTTCAATATCTTTATCATCCATATTACCAACAAAAATTTTGAATACACGTCTTTCTGGTGCTCTAGATGTTCTGTAAATTAACATCGCGTCTTCTGCTAGAAGTAATTGTTTCCAAATTCTTCTGATTTTATCCAACATCGATGTACCATATGGTAATTTTCTATCGTCACCCAATAATCTAAAGTGTGCAATTTCCCATGCTTGGAATTCCATATCTCTATTCTTCCAAGTAAAACGTAATTCTTTTGTGTGTGTTTTAATATCCGCGGTGGTTTTATTACCAGGAACACCTTGAGCACCTTCTAGTCTATCAATTTCAATATTTGGTAATTGATGACAACCAATCACACCCTTTTCTGGATCTATTTTTAGGTAAACAAAGTTATCACCATACTTACAAAGGTTTCTTGCCCACATTTGTAAATTGGTGTTTACATCTAATTGATTTTCAAATAAATCTATTAAAACACTCTTAACTCTATTTGATTCAGAATAAACATTTAGTATATGCCCCTTTTCAGACATTGTTGTCGATTCCTCGGCATAGATATCTAATGCTGCAGATATCTCTGGAGTAAATTCCATCGACTCATAGTCATAATATGCAGCTAATCTATTTGGTTCATAATAAACCGATTGATTATATAATGAATTATCTAACTTAGCCCATTTATCAAATAAAAACTGACTTTGTTGTGCTTGTAATTTGGCTTTCTCAAATTCAACGGGATCATCTGTCTTAAGTAATTCTTCTCTAGAAAAATTAAATGACGGAGGGGTTTGTTGTGATCTACCTTGCCACCCAAATATTTGAGTTAGTTTCTGAAATATTGTTAAATCTTGATTTGCCATATGATATAAATACTTTCTTTATTAATCTAATTAAAAAATATGGATAAATCAACCTTTTTTTGTTCTTCCACCGAATAACCAAGAATGCTGTGCGTATTGTTCTTTATTCGCATTTGTTGATGATCTAGCATAAGGTGAGCCATCTATTTGCATTGAACCTATTTGGTCAAATGAAGTACCATATGAATAAAATTCTTTACCTGCTTCATAAGTTCTCTCAGCCATAACCCAAGATTCTAACATAGCTTTATTAGCTGTTTCGTTTCTTTTTAATTGGGTGAAAGAGATGTCACCAGCGTATAATGCTATCGCCATACTCATAATTGCATCATCATGAGACCCTTTCATGTGGTTTGGTTTACCGTTTATGTAGACAAACGTGTTTAATTCGTTTAATAATCTATTAGATCTAACAGTAAACCCGTGTCTTAATTCCTCTTCAAATGCAGATACAATTTGTGTTCTTTTATTATTGAAATTTATCCCAGGTATTTTTTCTAAAATCTTTGAATTATATTCCCACATATTTTGCGTGTTAATACCGTCAAAAAATAAATTTTTATATCCCATTTCTTGAAGCTTTCTAGATGTTCCTACACCCATACCCCCAGTAATATCAATAACAATAAAACAATTATATAAAATACCCCATTTATATGCAATAGCGGCTAAATCATCTGGTGGGATCTTCCCGATATATTCTAAAACCTGACACCTCTCATCAAAATTTATAATATTAATTGAAGAGAAATCTTCACTATCTCCTCTACTAACGTCCACTCCCATAATGTAACGACAACCTTCTTTTGGTTCGTCCCACATCCACAAATTCCCCTGCATGTATTTTTCTTTTGGTGTTCTAATCATTGTCTTAGCAATGCGTTCCATAGTTTCACCAGGAATTACACTATCTCCAGAACCCAAGAAGTCGCACTCTAATTCTTGTGCGATTTTTCTTTTGTCATATTTGAATTTTTTAGACATTGATTCAAACCAGCTGGAATATGGTGTATATCCATCTTCCATTAATTTTTTATAATCGTTAATGTCATATTCTCTTAAAACAACTTCGTCATCATTATATTGTTCTCTGTTTAACATGTAGTGAACAATATCGGGAACCTTTATCCAAACTAAATCTTTGGTATAACGAGGATCTTTAAACCATCTTAAATCAGTAATATGGAAATCATTAATATTACGTAATGCTTGGTCATATACACCATAGTAAATTGGGTCATAACCATTTGGTGTTGAAATCAATATAATTTTACCACCCGTTGACAAGGATGCCATAGATGCTGCCCAGAAGTCTTCTCCCGCTTCTATATAAGCAGCTTCGTCAAATACAAGTACTGTTGGTGTATAACCACGTAATGCATCCGCAGATGTTGCAACGGCTTTAACCTCACAACCATTATTTAATCTAAATCTACTTTCAGAGTTTTTGTCCGCAGAAAACCCAACATTTAACCAATCTGGCCACTGTTCTAAAAAGTGTCTAACCTTATTCGCCATCTCAATTGCAGTATCTCGCTTATTGGCAATAATCAAAACCCTTTCAGGATTTTCTGGTTTAGCTAATTGTAACTTTTTTGAAAGCCATGCAGCAGTTACTGTTGTAACACCAGCTTGACGATATTTCTTTGTAATATTTTCGTTATAATCTTCATAATCTTGTATCAACTGTAATTGATCTGGAAATAAGTCCATTGGGACATATTTCTTTTGTGTGTTGTCATATGTTTGAAGATATGTTCGTAATGCATAAGGAGTATCTTTCATAATTCTAGCATACTCCATAAGTTGCTCTGCTCTTGATTTCATATATATAAATAGCAAAAAAGTGGTCAAATTTGACCACTTTAACTTTTTTAATCTATTGGTTTATCTATTCCCAAGTCACCTAATTCACCATATAATTCGTCATCATCAATTTCTCCACTAGCGTCATCTAATATTTTATTAAATTCTGACATGGCCATTTTGTATTCGTGATCTTGTATTTGGCCATTTATCATTTCATATAATAATCTCATTAAACGTTTACCAGTATCTGTACCTTTTAAAATTTCTTTCATAAAAACTAGAAATTCTTTAGCGGGTTTAGAAACGATTTGTTGAAAAAATATCAATTGAATTCCTTTTTTATCATCATCAGTGATTGTTTCTTCCGGGAAGGAGTCTCTCATTATATCCCATATGGCTGGACCAAGTCTAAGATCCCATATTTCTTTATTAAGGGTATCTTCTTTTTCTCTAACCTTATCTGATAGTTCTCTATCTTTTGGCAAACTATGTAATGATGCAATAACTTCCAAAGTACCTTTAAGTAATTCATGAACTAGTATTGGAAAATTAATTGCTGTTGCAACAACTCTTGGCGGGTTTTCATTTGCGTAAATTCTTTCTTTACCACCAGCCATTGGTGTTTGGCCACCACCTCCACCTAACCCCAATTGAGGATTACCAGATTGCCATAACATAGCATCTGCTGCCGACATTACCGCACCATACAATCCAACAATTTCATTTGAACCAGTAATTTCTTGTAATCTACCATTAGCTAAATGATACATATAATGCCCTTTAGCTGCAGATCCGGCTAACATTGCATTAACCAATCTTCTTTTTGCTCTTTCCAATGTAAATGTTTCCAATTCATCAAAAAGCTCTTTTTCTAATTCAATTTCTTGTGGTTCCATTTCTCCCGGAGGCGTATTTCTAAAACCTTCATTATCAGGCATTTCAATTTTAGCCTCATAGTTAATATCACCCTCTTGAATATCAAGTTCACGCATAACAACTTCTATCGCTAACTGTTCTAATTCTCTTAAATGTGGTCTTTCAATCCTACTAATTTTGTTTTGACCTTCCATCATTGTATTAAACAATGTACCTAAACTTTGAGAACCACTACCTAATGGTAACCCCATATATCGTCTAACATTCGAAACTATTTGTTGATATCTTTTAGATGCCAACATTTCTTCAAAGTTTGAATGTGGTTCATTTACATCTTTTGGAAAATTAACTTTTTTAAATGGGTGGTCTCTATTTTCCAAATCTCTCTCAACATCTTGGTTGGGTCTATCTGGAGTATCAAATGTCATTGGCATCTCATTAAGGGTTTGTTTTACCTTCAATAATAACTCTTTTTTTGATATTTTCATAGTAAAAAATTATTCTGCTGCCATAGACATTTTTGATGGTCTATTAAATTTCTTTATTTTTGCTTTTGCTTTTGGATCAACATCTGGAACCGGCTCTGTGCTTGGGTTTCTAAATGGGGCTCTTCTAGGGTCATCTTCTCTTCTAGGTGGCTTTTCTTTAGGTGGTGTGTCAGGAATTGTTTCTGGTTGAGCGGGAGCTTCTTCTGGTTTTGTTGAAGCCACAATCGAATCGTATGTCATAAATTCAGGAATACCATTATGACCTTTTTTAGCCTTACCTGGCATTGGAATCATTG